GTTCTTCTGTAGCTTATGACAGTGTTGTAGTCATCGATAGCTGCCTCATAGAAACGCTTGAGGTTGTATGGATACTGAGCAGATGGGTTGACTGCAAGGTTGTTATAGTTAGCCTGGGTCAGCTCAGATGTGTCGGTGTCATAGTTGTTTCTGTAGAACACAATCTTGTTGGCTGCTTTTGCATACGAACCATACTTTTTGATGATGAACTTATACAGATCTTCTTCGGTCTTGACCCACTCGTGGGCTGGGTCTACGATGTTGTTCACCAGATAGATAGCCCAGATGTAGTTTGGATCACCATAGAAGTCACTCGCAATCATGTCGGCTCTCTCACCGTCCTTGACCACATAGTTGAAGTAGTATGCTTCATTCAGTGGTGCAACACCCTTTGCCACGACACGGGACATTAAGTCTACAGCAAGGTATCCATCATAGCCAGTGACTGGTAAATGTGTGAAATATGGTTTAGCCATTGCCGTCACCCTTTACAAAGTTTTCAATACGATTACTTACATCATGCCCGAAGTCGCTTACCTTTTTACCAAACTCTCCGAATGAACAGCGCATCGCCAACAGTAGACTTGAAGTCAACATCGACTTGATCACCAGCTTTGGTAGCGTTGCTTAGGAACTCATCGCCACTGACCACGTTTTCTCTGATAATGGTTTCGACTTCTTGGAACGAAATAGTAAGCTCAATGATTGTTGGTGGGTGGTTGCCAGCTTCCTTACCAGGCATGAACGATGGGTAACCAGCACCAGAATAGTTTACTGCGATTCCAGTGATCACACATGGTTTGAACTTATACAGGAAGTCGTTTGCTGGGTGGATTCTAAGCAGAGCATAGTTTGGATACTTATAAATGAAGCCGTCAGCCGAAGAAGGAAGCATTGCTTTTCTAAGCTCTTGGATGATGCTCTTTATCTCTTTGCTTTCTTCATAATTTTTGGCAGCAAGGATCCAAGTAAACTGGTGTGATCGAAGTGTTGGACCACTCAGGATAAGAGTCAGGTTTGGATTGTATGCCATACCAAGGCTTTGCTCGGTTAGAGATACGGCGTTCTCTTTCATCTCGCTTATAACGTTACTACCAGTAGCCACCATGCTGGCAATGCCACCACCAATTAGTGGAATATTACCCATTAAGTTAGTTGCGCTTTGCTCAACACCACGAATGATAGCTTCAGTGGTAGCAGCCTCGATACTGACCTGGACACGCTTGTTGAAGTTCGATTGATCGCCAGACGCAGCGCCAAGGGCAGCTTGCTTTGAACCGCCGACCAGAGAACCCAGCGATGTTTGTTTGTACTGGACGTTGTGTTGTTCGACAAGGTTTCTAGGAAGAGGCAGGGCGATAGACGCTTTGGTGTCCATGGTGTTCTTACCAAAGGCACTTAGCTTCTTCCATTCCTTCAGACCGATCTGGAAGTACATACCACCAAGGTCTGATGGGTACTGATACTGGGCGACATTGGTTGTCTGGCTGTAGTTTGCCTTTGGTGTTCCATCATTTGGAACTCCTTTAAGCGCAGTCTCAAACGACTTAACAAGACCCATGGTCTCGTTGATGCTTGACAGCGCAGAATCGATACCATACTTCTTGGCGATATCGTTGGTAAATTTGTTGAAGATCTCTCTGGAGTTGAACGTTCCGTCAACCGCAGATACGGCAGTTCCGAGAATGCCGTTGAGTTCCTTAACTCTGCTGTCAAAAGAAGTCACAGCCTTTTTAATCGGGTTTTCAGCAGTATCTTTTGTTAGCTTCTGATCTGGTGAAAGTATTTTTAGGGACATATCTCTGCCTAATAAATAGAAGGTACAAGTGTATTTATAGTGAAAACAAATGGCTTATAAAGGACGTTTCCAACCAAAAAACCCTGGTAAGTATGAAGGTGATCCAACAAACATAATATACAGAAGTTCCTGGGAACTAAAATATATGAGGTGGCTGGACCAACATCAAGATGTAATAAAGTGGTCTAGTGAAGAATTCTTTATACCCTATTTATCACCGATTGATGGACGTTATCATCGATACTTCCCAGATTTCAAGGTCAAACAGAGAAACAGAGACGGCATCGTTGAAACTGTGGTTGTCGAGGTCAAACCATCTGTTCAGACTGCTGCACCTAAACCACAGACACGAAAAACAAAGAAATACGTCACTGAAGTCTACACCTGGGGTGTTAACCAAGCCAAGTGGAAAGCAGCACAAGAGTATTGCGCTGACCGCCAATGGTCGTTCAAGATAATGACCGAAAAGGATCTGGGGATAATATATGGCTGAGCGTTTAACTGATGTTCTAGCTAACAAACAAAATCTGTCGTTCACCGAAGAGCAGCAAGATGCTCTAGAGGAACTTGGCTACGAAAAGCGTGGCTTCTGGTATGCCAAAGACGGCAGAATGGCTTCAAAGATTGAGCTTGCCAAAGCTCTCAGTGAAAACAAACCACAACCAGCCGATGAAGATCAATATCCACTGCAAATATGGATGTTCTCGTATGACGCTAAAAACAAGGCACGACTGCCGATATGGGACATGTTTCCTGTCGTTGTAGTGACAAACATTACTAGCGGTGGATTCGCTGGCATTAACATCCACTATATTGAAAAACAGGCTAGGTTGATGCTACTACAAGAGATATACCAGATACTCGATGAGGGTGGTGGACCAGAAGAAGCCATACAGCTAGTGGCTTCCTTGGGTGTAGGTTACAAAAAGTATCTAAATAGTCATGTACGTACAGGAAGAAGACAGATACCACGAGCCATGTGGGAAGAAGCTTTCGACACACCAGGCAATTTCATATACAGATAGGGTTAAAAATGTCAACATTCAGAATCAATGAATTCATGTCGGAGATAAACAAGAGAGGGGTCATGAAGACCAACCTCTTCAATGTCATGATCGCCATGCCAGCTTGTATGAAATCCAAGAGTAAAAACCAAGACAGAACCAACATCCTATCGCTGCGTTGTAGTGGTGCTTCAATCCCTGGTGTCAACCTGATCGGCAAGGATTTCCAAAAGTACGGCTACGGTCTGTCCGAAAGATTCATCACAAATGCCATCCTAAACGACATAACCCTTGAGTTTGTCGTTGACCAGAAGTTCGTCATGGACTTCTTTGAAGAGTGGACTCTTGGCATAACCGACTACTCGCGCCTGAAGTCCATGGACTATAAGGCTACAAGCGCAGACAACGTATTGCTGTCTGGTAAGAGACCATACTTTACCAATTACAAAAGCAACTACACTACCACAATTTTGATCAACGTCTATGACGAAACCGCCGAGAGAATAAAGACGGTTGAACTGACAGAAGCATTCCCAACAAGAATAAACGCAGTGAACCTGAACTGGGATGAGCAAAACAGACTGGCTAAGTTGATAGTCAGCTTTAACTACAGAGATATGATCTATCACTACCTTGGTTCTGATGAATTCAGAATTGAAACAAAGACTGATAGATTGTTTGGAAAGATTGACAAGATCGTAACTGGTGCGTCAATACTAACGTCTGGTGTTTTTGGTGGAGCATTGAAGGCTCTGGGGAACACCATTTTTGGAAAATAATGAGGAAACATAATGCTACCTAAAATTGAATACCCAACATTTGAATTAACCATCCCATCATCTGGCAAAAAAGTAAGACTGAGAATGATGCTTGTCAAAGAAGAAAAGATCCTTCTTATGGCGAAACAATCTGGTATCAGCCAGCAAATCATGGCAATTAAACAAGTCGTTCAGAATTGCGTGTTAGACAACACTAATGTAGACAAGCTGCCAACATTTGACGTTGAATATCTTTTCATTAAGCTTCGCGCCCGTTCTATCAACAACATCGTAAATCTGATTGTAAACGACCCTGACGATGGTAAACGCTATGAGGTAGAGGGAGACCTAGACGAGGTAGAAGTCTCGTTTGAGGGCTGTACAGGGGCAAAGATCGAGATTACCGACACCATCGGTCTGGTTCTTCGCTACCCAACCTTTGACTCCCTGGACGATATTATCAAAATGAAAGAAGTTGGTGATAAATCAACCAAGATTCTGGTCAAATCTATTGACAAGATCTACAACGGCGATGATGTGATTATACCAGATGAGTATGACAATGAAGAGATTGCCGAGTGGTTAGACACGCTGAATGTCCAGACCATGCGTAAAGTTAAGCAGTTCTTTGAAACCATGCCAAAGGTACGTTCATCGATCAAATATGTTAACCAGACTGGAGAAGAGAAAGAAGTCAAGCTTGAGGGCTTGAAGGATTTTTTTTCGTTTGCTTGAGCCACAACACTCTGTCGAACTACTACACCGTAGTGTTCGCCATGGCTCAGCATCATAAGTATTCAATAACAGAGATAGAAAACTTGATTCCGTTTGAGAGAGATCTATATGTTGATATGCTACGAATGTATCTAGAAGAGAAACAGAAGCAACAAGAGTAATGGAAACAATACCAAGCCAATCATATCCAGACGTAAGCAATTTCATGTCTTCTACCTATATGC